ATTGCTGGGATCGTCGGATACTTCTCAGAATTTTTCGGCGGTATCCTAGGAAAGATCGGAAAGCTTTTGAAGATCGGGCCGCTGTTCGAAAAGATGGGCCTAGGAAAGTTCATCAGTGGGCTAACCGAGAAATTTGGCAATGTCTTCGGAAAGGTCGGAGGCTTCTTCTCGAAGATCCTGGCGCCATTCGAGGATATCCTTTCCCTGCTAAAAACAAAGTTTACCAAGTTCTTCGGCATCGGAAAGATCATCGGAAAGATCGCAGGACCGCTTGGTATCCTGTTTGAGGTGTTCCGGTCGATCTTCTCCGCTGTCGACAAGTTCAAGGAGACCGGGGATATCGGCGCAGCAATCGGAGAGGGTATCACCACCCTCGTGAAGAACATCATCGGCGGACCTCTTGACTTGCTGAAGAGTGTGGTCTCATGGATCCTTGGCGCGCTTGGGTTTGAACAGGCAGAACAGTTCCTAGATTCCTTTAGCTTCACTGACATCATCCAGGAGTTCATGGAACGACTGATTGACTGGGGTCGTCAGGGATTCGAGATGCTGTTCCAGACGATGGTTGATGTCTGGGACGATATCTCTGAGAAATTTTCAAGTGGCGACGTACTAGGCAGCATCCTGGAGATCCTCAGGGGATTGGCAAAGACTCTTCTGGCACTGCCGGCCGATCTAATCAAGAATAGTATCGCCAGCGTGGCCGAACTCTTTGGTGCAGACATGTCATCTTGGAGACAATTCAGCTTCAGGAAACTAATCGGCGGTACCAACACAAAGGTGGAAGCCGATAGCGCAACTCCGCAAAAGGACGTAATCTCTGCCAGCAAAGAGATCACTGCAGGCAAAAAGCTAGCAGAGGAACAGAAGGCAGTCGACGAGCATATCGCAGAACAGGATCGGATCCTCAAGAAAGAAGAAGACAAGGCCAAAGACGGGATGAAGGATGATGGTGGAATCTTCGGCCTGTTCAACAACTTCCAGAAGTCCCTTGTCGAGGCATATCAGAAGAATTCTGCTGGTGTCGAGTTGGCCTCGAATATTGGTCCAGCTGCTCCCACTGCCGTCTCCGGTGCCGAGCTTGTGGCGATGCAGTCTGACACTGCAAATCTGAATGCGAATGCCGAGGCTGCAAAGGCGACTCAGCAGGCTGCTTCGAATAGCTCGAAGTCTGCAAATGTTTCCGCCAATGCCGTCACGTACAATAACAACAACGTTCCTGACCGGACAAGCTGGATGCTAACACCGGTCGGTGCGATGTTCAGGTAACAAAAAAGGGGTCCCACAATGGGACCCCTTTGAGCATTCAGAGGAGACTGCGATCAGTCTTCCTTTGCCAGCTTCGCAAAGTACGACAGAGTGTCCTCGTCGTCATCTGCGGCCGCAGACTCGGCCTTAGGCAGTGGTGCAGCAGCACGGGGCTGAGCAGCAGGAGCAGCCTTGAAGGCTGGCGCCTCAACCTTGGTGTCAAGGTCAACGCTCTCCGCAGTCGTCAGAACCATACCCTGTTCACCCAGGACCTCCTTGAGCTTGCGCTCCAGTTCAGCGTACGACTTGAAGTTCTTGGGATCCAGGAACTCCTTCAGTGAGTGTAGCTGACTGTAGCACTGCTCGAGCGACTTCTCATCACCGTTGAAGAGAGGTGCCGGAGAAGCGAACTCCGACTTGTCGTAGTTACGATAACCCTCGACATTGCGGATCTTCAGCTTGAAGTCTGCACCCTCCCAGAAGTCGAACGGATTGACCGGCTTCTCATCCTGGAAGGCAGGCTGCATCACGTCAAGGATCTTGTCGAAGATCTTCTTGCCGAACTTGAAGAGCTTGATCTGCCCCTCATTGGCCGGGTTGGCCGGATCGGAGATGATCAGGATGTTGGCCACATAGTGGAGGCGACGCTTACGAGCCCGAACGAGCTCCTTGTCTTCCTCACGACCAGTGTTCCACAGCTTGCTGTTCAGGTCAGAGACCGGATCCTTCTGACCAAGAGTGGTCAGAGAGTTCTCGATGTACCAACGGCCCGTGGGGCCCTTGAAGCCATGGTCCCAGTAACGGACCCACGGTAGCTCTTCACCTTGAGCAGCAGGGAGGAAGCGAATGACCGCATATCCATTCCCGGCCTTGTCGACCTGGGGTTGCCAGAAGCGATCGTCCTCACCGCTCTTCTTGTCGCCGCCGTTGCCAGCAGCCTTCTGCGCCTGGGCAAGGAGGCTAGAGATGCCTGCCTGCCGATTCTTCTTCATTTGTGCGAATGACATATTATTGGTAGTATTGCGTTGTATGACTGAGTATCCTAACAGTTATCCCCGAGAAGTAAATCTCGAAAGCACAATTTGTTTGCACTTTTTGAGGTCTACGGATCCACGGAGAAATGGCCGGTATTTGAGCAAGGTCCGAGAGAATTCAGGCCAGAAGATCGTCTCCGTAATGGATTGGTTCTTCATGAATTCTACCATCTCGTCTAGAACTGTAACGGTCTCGAGCGAGATGTCTCCCTTGCAGTGTAACTCAACCAACCGAGGATAGCTCCCTGACTTCGCGATGAACAGGTCATCGAACTTCATGGAGTTCTCCTGGCAGTAGTTGAGGAGGTAATCGACCTCGTTGCCGAAATGGTACGAGAACGAGTCGCGTTTGCGAACCCACTCTGCATACCGTTTCTCGGCCTCGGTGTCGAGAAGATTGCCTGCCCAGCAGGACTTCCCCGAAGAGAAGTTGGCTACCAGGAAGTCAACCAAAGTTTGTTGGTCCGGATACTTCCGTGCCAGCTTGGCGAAGTAGTACCGGTCCTTTCTTTTAAGGAACGAATTCTGAGTCGCGGACGTCCGAAACTTGTACTTCAGAGCGTCGTATGTACCGGACTCAAAATGCAGCTTTAGCGCATTATATATCTGGTACGCCTCAAAGGGTTTCAGCATCTTAGTCGATGGCCTTTTCGATCCCGGTGTAAATCCCGAATTCGATGAAGAGCAGACTGACCTCGATGCTGAGGCCGTACACCTTCTCGGCATCATTCCAGATATTGTAGTCCTGCTTATAGCACTTGATCATCAGACCTAGGCTAGGATTTGTGAAGGACACTTGGTAGCTTGAAAAGAAGAATGGTCGCATGTTACAAGAATGAGTTTAGATTGTCGGGTTTGGGGAGTAGATTTGCTGCCATACCTTCGACCTCCAGCTTAGCTTTGATAGGAGCATTGATCAGGCGGGAAACGTCAGCCGGATCCAGTCCACGCTCTTCGCAGACATGCAGGACGGCTTCGATGTATGTCATCTTCTCCTTGGCCACAAGGTTTTCGACCATGTGGGAAAAGGAGGCATTGGTTAATAGGTTTGGTAGGAGTGTCATGTTTAGGTCCTCGATTCGAACACGCGGAGCAGCACCACTTCGTCGTTCAACCTAGGTTTCGGCTTGCTTTCTTTGGTGGTCAGGTTCGACCAGGCCTTCTCGATCTGCTTAGGTGTACTGTTCAGGATGATCGGAAGAAGCTCGTCAGGTTTGCGCAGACGGATCGCACGAGTGCTCAGTTCGTCCACGTTCTGGAGGGTGGTACCCTTGATGGACAGACCCTTCTCGTTCTGGGCCACATAGTCCAGCAGGACTCGGTACTTCACGTTGAAGGCCAGAAGACGGTACGCTCCCACGATGCGGATCGGGTTCACCGATGCAATCTTGAACTCGCCATTCTCCTTGCAGTACTTGAGGGACGAGATCTGCTTGGTTGCAGAGACCGGCTTCTTCTCCCGAGGAGCACGAGTAGCCTTCGCAGCATTACGGAACTTGTCAGTGTCCGCCAGCATCGAGTTGAGCGCCTTCACACGAGAAAGCAGCTGCGCCTTCGTGAGGTGCTTGTACGACTCGACCAGGTAATCGTCCGACTTCTCCAGAGCGGATCCCATCTCATCACGGTAGCGAGTCAGCCACTTCTCCACCTCGGCACAGGCCACGGCAGGAAGCCTGTGCTCCTGCATCTTAGCGTACACATCGAGCGGCTGCGGGGCATCATCCTTGCGGGAGATCCAAGAATCCAGCATGGAATCCAGGTCGCCGATGATGGTCCGAGTAACCTTGTCCTTCAGGAGGACCATGGGTGACACGACATCCTTCTTGGTCTCTTCAGCCTGTGCCTCAGAACCGCTCTGGAACACCTCGATGATGGGCTGGAGAATGCTACGAACGAACTGGTCGTCCGGAGGATAGTCCAACTCTGGGTGCTTGGCAGGCATTCCACGGAGCATGCTGATGCAGAGCGTTCCAACCGTCATCCCTGGAGTGTAATCCGGAGAACGCCGAATTGCTGCCACGTCCTTCTTGGAGTAGCCATTGGCTTCCATCCACTCGAGGACCTTAGGCTTGGACTCCTTTGAAGACAGGTAGTAGTTGTAGAAGTTGAAGGCTCGAGAACGCTCTTGGTTGAACTTCTCGGCCGTCCACGACTTCCAATCATCCCACACCGGCTCACTGCCCGTGTAGCGGTCGTCCGTGGCATGGACACCATGGATGTGCTTGCGAGTCTTCTTCTCGCGCTTCTTGGAATTCTTGAGGATGTCGTCGACGGCCATGGCTTAATCGCGCTTCCAGTTCGTCACCGAGTCAACGCGAAACGAACGCCACCCGGCATTCTCCAGGTCGTACACCCGGATGACGTCCAGGTTTTCCTTGACGGGCTTCTCGTTCTTCGGCTTCGCTGCCTCAGGGATGTACGACTCATGCAGGGTGCACCACATCGTACGCTCGGTTCCATCTACCTTCGTGAAGGTGATGTAAGGGGCCGGTCGGGCCTGCAGAAGGCGGACCAGCTCGTCTCGGGTGAATTTACCGTTACTCATAATGAATGATCCTAGCACGTCTGGCTGGGATGTAAATCAAATAGTTCTGTGAAATGAGCCTACCTCAATTTGAGTTGAAGTATGCTTTATGTTAGATAGGCCAATAAGTGTGAAGGCCGAATAGCGGATCTTGATCTACTTACTAGAAGTAGGCTCATTTCACAGAACAAGGTTATTTATTCTGAGGAAGATCTTAACTAGCCGGCAGGTCAGATGACAGGAATCTGCTTGACGGTAACCGTCGTAACCTTGCCGGCCTTGATGGTCTTCACCGTCGTAGTTTCGACCAGCCACTTGGCCTCGATCATGGCAGCAGGAATGTTCTGGCCCAAGCCGTGTCCCATCACGACGAAGAAATCGCTCGGGTAGTAGTGATAGTGCCGGCTCTTGGTAGTTTTTAGCACCCGACCCTTGCGGTACGTGAGGCCGAGAGTGGCATCGACAACGAAATCGTTCTTGAGGACGAAGCGGGTAACGAAGGTCTTCTTGGTGGTTTTCATCATGCCAATATCCTAGCAAGTTCTCAGTAAATGTACAACTCTAAGAATTACGCAAGTTGTTGGTAGCGATAACCTTCTCAGTAACTTCGACTACTCTAAAACGTGCATTCTTCCAGACTTCAGTGAGTTCGTAAATATGCTTCTGAAAGCGCTTGGTGTTGAGCCTAGAGCTGCGAGGGCCCATACACCATTGACCTTCTGAAGGCGGGCTGTCAAAATAGCGACCATTCCAAATATGGATTTCGTAACGTGTCTTGGTCTTCATGATCAGATATGGGTGCGAACGTGATTGAGACCGGCAACATCACGCCATTCCGGACGCAGCTTGTAGATGCGGTACCCGCCGCTGCGCTCATCAGTGTAATCAAAAACGTAGTACTTCGGATCCGGTTCGCCTCTATTATTGCAAACTTCTTCCGGAAGATAGCCAGCATCAGTACGACGATTTCTTTCGGCCCACCAAGCACGCATTTCCTTCTCGATCTCCTTGCGACGCTTGGCGGTACGCTTGCGAGTAGCAGCAGCCTTCTTGACAGCCGCCTTAACCTTCTTTGGATCACGCTTATCGGCGAAGTGCATCCGACGAGCAGCGCGAATCGTTTCGCCGACATTCGAGAGCACGGCATTGATCTGCTCGATGCTGACCTCGCCGGCACGAGCAAACTTAGCAACCTCACCAGCGGCTTTTTCAAAGGCGCTCAGGGCGGTATTGGCAGTTTTCATCATGGCAATATCCTACAAAGTTCTCAGTAAATGTACAACTCTAAGAATTACGTAAGTCGTTGGTGCTCAGAGGACGCGGGAAACCTTGTTCCAGTAGTTGTTGAGGTTGCGCTGCTTAGAATCATTCACCGGCTTGGCGGCGCGCTTCCATGCGTTGCCGCCACCGTTCCAGATGAAGGCAAGCTCCTTGGCCGTGGCAGGACGACCGGTGGTCTTCTGGATGTGCTTGGCGTAATGCCCCAGAACGATCTGGGCCACGTCACGGGAGGCCGTAGGACTGAACATGTCCTTGTGGGTGTAGCGCGTCTGGGCCAAACGGTTGGCTTCCTGCACAGTGACGGAATGGATCTGGAGGATGCCGTAGGCTTTGCCGTTGTCGCCGACAGCGGTGGCCTTACCGTTGGACTCCACACGGACCAACGAGTCGATCAGCTTGCGCATGTCCACGGCCGCAGAATGGGCCGTGGCAACCATGGCGATCGAGGCGAGGATGAGCTTGACTTTCATGCCAATATCCTAGCAAGTTCTCTGCAAATGTACAGCTTTAAGAATTACCTAAGTCGTTGGAGATGATCAGAGTGATCTGATTCTTGTCGGTGGTCCACCCATCGTACACGAACGAAGCAGCCGCACCGGTGTACGACCACACGCGGTGGGAGAACTTAAAGGCGATCACTGCACTGGTCTTCTCGGACTTCACAAGTAGTTCAGTCACAAAGCCTTGCGTGTCGGAAGGGAGAATTGCCAGGTTCTTGACACTGGAGAATCCCGTGAAGCCGATCCAGTTGAATGCCGAGGACGAAAAGAGAGGCAGTGTGCTCATTGGGTGTGTAAGGTATTGGGGTTGAATTAGTTGCACCAGTAGGCCTCGTTGGCCACCGAGCAGCTGTACGGAAGGTCGACGGCCTCCTGGACCGTCGCACCGGTCATGACGTTCTTGACCGTACGGTAGTCCGTGTGGGTCTTGTTGCGGGCCAGCATCTTCTGCTGGCGCTTGGAGAACTCGGAGTAGGACACGACCTGCTCGAACGTGGTCTTGCCCTTCTTCAGGAGGAGGGTCACTTCGCAGCCGTTGTTGCGGACGATCGGGGAGTAGGTACCTTTGTGGGTGATAGCTTTCATCATGGGGATATCCTAGCAAGTTCTCAGTAAATGTACAACTCTAAGAATTACGTAAGTTGTTGGTACTCAGCTATTGCTCAACTTGTTGAGAGTGACCCACTTGATGCGGTTGAGCCTCCACCGGATACTCTGCTCAAATTCGGAGTCGCCGAGTACATGCTGGATGTCAGAGGCAATCGACATCACGATGTCCTGAGCGGTCGTGCGGTATTCCGACTCCTGCGCGTACCACGCATTGATGTCACGGACGCCAAACTGTTCGAGATCGGTAACGCTAGACTTGTACGTCTTGAAGGTAGGGTTGCTCAACATGCCAATATCCTACCAAATCCTCTGCAAATGTACAGCTCTAAGAATTACCTAAGCTGTTGATGCTGAAACTACGTGGTCGAGATGAAAGTGTCGGAATCCACCGGTTTCTTCAGGTTTCGGATTCCTCGAGTCTGGATTGCCCTAAAGACGAAGTATGGCCACCACAGAATCTTGGGCATCTTCACGAGCTTGACGTTGGAGTTCTCGATGAGCGGAACCTCAGCGTCCCACGTACGGACGACCACGGGACTTTCATCAGCCATCTGCACGTTTCGGATGACGATGTTGCGGGTCGGCTTGCGTCCGATGTGCCAGTAGTTGTCGAACTGACCGAGATCGATGTCGCAGTCTTTTCCGTGACCGTCGATCGTGATGTTCTCTAGCAGGACTCCATCAGCCGAACCCTTGATCGTGATCCCGTTCTTGAATGGGAAGACCGTGCAGTTCCGGAACGTATAGCCACTCCCACGAACGATATCGATGCAGTCTTCGGTACCACCGTGGATCATGCACCCGTCCACAGTGGCATTCGTGCAGTTCGAGAACTTCAAGATGTCAGAGTAGTCTAGGACGTTTCCGGCTTCAGGCGGGATTGTCCTATTCTCGATTAGGACACCATCCTTGGCCGCGTAAGACTCGAAGTTCTTATCTGCGGCCATGGGACATCAGAACGCGACCGGAACCATTCGGCAAGCTGTTGCTGCCGTGACTGTATCGGTGCCTGCCTTATTGATGAAGATCGTCTCGCCTGTGCGGACTGTAACTGTCCCAACAACCGCTGCGGAAGCATTAGTAATGGTGATCAGCACGTCTGTGGCGTTCTGATTGTAGATGCGGATGAGCTTGTTTCCGTTGAAAGCATTTGCGGCGCTGACCGCAGCTTCAGCGGCAAGGAGGCGGATGATTGGGGAGACCATGGCTGTTATTTATATGCGAGATTGAGTTTATTGGTATTTATAAATACAGAGAATGCGAGCGGCACTCATAGTTCTTGGATGTTCCATGTTTCTGACAGGGTGCCAGTTCCTATCCGGCATCGGAAGCAAGTTTTCTGGACTAGGTGGTAGCAAGGACTCCGGAACTGTGGCAGGCGCTAGCGCCACAGCGGGAGCAGTTGACCGGATGTCTGAGATCGCCAAGAGAGAGGCAGCCGCTCGCAAGGAGCTTGAGGCTCGCTACGAGAAGTTCAGGCAGGAGCTTTCTGTGGCATATGCCAACCGAGAGAAAGTAGACACCGAGAACTTCAGCAAGTTATCCGAGATCAATTACGGTATCACTGCCGCAACAGATGAGATCGTTGGACTGGATAGTAGAGCTCTGATTGCCAATCTCAAGTCTCGAGAGGCAGCAAAGATGCTGATGCCAGTTCCAGAATCAAAGAAGGATCAGATCCACGCTGAGATCGAACTTGATCGCCAGAAGTCTGAGGCTGACATTCGCAAGAAATACGACGAGTTACTGAAGAAGGCCGAGCAATCTTCCAAGAGATACGAGGAGGCCGACAAACTAGTCAAGAAGAAAGAGGAAGAGAAGGCCAAGCTTAAACTTGACCAGGCTGAGACTCTGAAGCGAATCCTGGCCGAGCAGGCCGCAGAGCGAGAGAAGATGCTCAAGGAATCCAAAGATGCTGTGGAGATCGCCAAGGAAACTCAGCGCCTGGAGATGGTTGCGATGATTGTCCGTGCACTACTCGTGGTCGGAATTATCCTGATGGTTCTCGGATTCCTTCTCAAGAGCCCAATCTTCATCATCTCCGGTATGGTGATGCTAGGACTATCCTACGTAGCTGCCACAATTCCGTTCTGGGTGGTCTCGTCGATCATGGGACTGTTCATCGTCGTCATGATCATCGTGAATCCGAGAAACGGAAAGATCGACCTATTCAAGAAGATCGATCCTTCGGCTCCTCCCGCTCCGCCAGACACACCCGTGCAATAAACGAGTTGCTGGGGAGAAGGAAGCCTGTGAGCAGGAACCACCAGGCACTGGCGTCCTTGAAGAAGACTACGTAGCCGACTCCGTAGAGTACGCCTAGGCAGTACAGGAAGATGATGGCCATCCTGATGGATGTCTGCATAATTAGGTGGTCGCTGGCGTAGTAACTCCGGCAGATTGCGCCTCAGTGATCGGAGGAATGCCGGACCACAACCACTCGTTGAGGAGGATGTAGCCGTGCGCATCGACCAGATTGTCTGTCTTATGGCTAGCCATCTCACGGCGGAGCTTAAGGGCGGTCATGAGCAGTGCCACGTCAGACGCACGCACGGTCTCGCCGGGCTTGAGCTTCTCGTTAAGAAGCCCGGTCCACATCATGGCGATTCCCTCGAGGGAATGTCGAGGATTGCCGTAGTCGTCCTGGCGGTTGCCGAGGATCAGTTTCGCTGCGCGATCTGCGTTATTCATTTGTCTGGTTTACTGTAGGATTTGTGTCACTTGAAAGCATCTGCTTCACTGGAGCGTAGCCTCGAGCTGATAGCGCCGGGTTCGTTGCAGCCACTCCACGGTTGAGTACCTTAACCCAGCCAGATGTAGTTCGATGCGGTTCGCCCTTCAGGCCAGAGATCTCACACGTGTGCATAGTAAGTGTTTCAGCCATATGTATGGCGCCGTCGACATACGAGGAGTATGCCATCAGCCAATCTTCGATTGCTCGCACGACCTCAGGATTTCCTTCTTCACGTAACTTCTTGACCTGCTCGTCTGGTTCAAGGCGGTAATAGAACCGGAGAGTTCCAAACTTCTCCTTGATCTGGGTCGCGACAACTGCCGGAGCATCGACCACCATATATCCCTCTGATCCGACTGGGATCGCTGAGGTGTACAGATTGGACAGCGTCTGGCAAAGACGGTCGATGATATCGAACCACCCATCGCCGCACTCACAGCCCCAGGCCATCGCAGATTCGCGCGAAGACTTGTTGGAGTCCACGAAGATCTTCGGGTACTTTTCTAGGAGAATCTTTTCGAGTTCAGGTTTCATTGGATTTTGGGGGATGTATTGATCAAAACAGACTGCGCGACAGGAGAAAGCTCTACTGTATTTTGCAATTGCTGGATAGCTTCTTCTCTGGAACCAAGCTTGTTTTCAAGCCGTCCTGATAGAGTAGGCCATTGGAATTTTTGGGTGTCCTGCATCCATTTAACGAAAAGGCGATAAGCTTCACCCTCATCATTTATGACACGGCCCTGGTAGTAAAAGCCATCCTTAGTCAGGCGGAGCATTACTTCTTCACCGATACAGAACTTTATTTCCTGCTTGGAGTTCGGTTCCAGCAAACTAATTGCGCCGATAGTAGTACTGTAACTCACGGTTGCTCCTTTGTCGCGGCGTTAGTTTTCATCGAACTGAGCAATCGTGGTCGTAGAAGTACTTCTGTCCTCCGTAGTAATACCTCGTCC